CATTCGTTTTCTTGGGGTACGGCGCACCTATGGAGCAGGTTACAAAATGGGTTATAACGCATTGGTATGCGCATATTCAAAGCGTGACGGGAAAGACGCGCTTCAAGCTTCCTGCACAACGTAAGTCGGGAGACCCGTGGACCTATTACGGTAACACACTATATCTTCTGAGTGTGTTGAAACACTCAGTTCAGATTCAGCGTGGAACAATAAACTACATAATGGTAAGCGGGGATGACTCCCTGATATGGTCCGATCTTAATGAAGCCCAAAAGAGTAACATCGCGACGATTTTGGCACGTGACTTCAATCTTGATGCAAAATTAATACGCGCGAAATCGCTTTATTTTTGTTCGAGATTCCTGATCAAATATAGAGGTAGATTGTACCTGATTCCTGACCCGGTCAAGATCTTAATAAAGATGGGTAAGAAGGACGTTAGAGATCGTGGACACATCGAGGAATTGCGCATTGCCTTACTTGATCAGCTGCAATCTTACCGTTTCCTTGAATTAAGGCTTCTGACAGAAGACGTCGCTATTGACAGGTATAACGTCGCTATGTTGAGTGAAGTCATGAATAATCTCTATGGATTTGCGTCATCACCTGAGAATTTCGATAAGCTGTTCACTGATAATAATCTAGCTCGCCGAATGGCCATAATAGTTCCGGCTTCCACACCGCTCGAATCATCAAAACAATACGTTGTTCATGATGATCTTGTCCGGAAGAACATAAAAGCTTATGATATGCCAAAATTGGAGAGCTATATGAGGAGTGTTGGACAGAACTGCGGAAAACGCATATTAGTCACGTATTCTGAAAAGTTCGTCCCGCAGGGCGTCAGGGTGATAGCTAACATGGAGAAATTTAATTGTAGCGTCTTCACACAGCTGGTTCGCAGTAATTATAGAGATTAAGTCAACAACCTCTTTTGATTACAATTCAATATGAAGCCAGCAGAAGATACAGAGTGCCTACTTTACGGACCCGAAGAGATAGCTGATGTCAATCGTCGCTACGAAGAACAAAAGCGACGTCAAGAACCGAAATTTGAGTGGGTAAAGAACGGTAGACGTTTATTCGCGTTCCGCTACACTAAACGAAAGCAAATAGCTGTGAAAGCGATTGCCGCAGCCACTGTTATTGCTATCATTATCTAAAATGGTGCTGGCTATGATCATTCTGAGCGTTCTCGTCGTATTAGAGTTCGCGTTAATCATATTTATGGTAGTCATGAATTATGGTAACATCATCAGCAAAGAAGCTTGTGATATGTTATGCAATCGTCATCCAGCATAATCGGGGATTTAGGCTCCTGGTGAAATTCCGAAAACGTTACCTTCAACATATTAATCTTACATACAATTATTTAGTCTAGAATATTATCCTC